AATTAAAGTTGAAGAACTCCCCACATTTGATATTGAATATATCTTCCTAAACATACGTGGTAAATCTGTGGGTGAATCTGTAGATGTTATTGTGACTTGCCCTGATGACGGAGAAACAACAGTTGAAACTCAAATTTATATTGATGAAATACAAATTGAGAAAGATGAAAAACATAATCGTGACATTAAATTAGATCAAAATCTAACTTTAAGAATGAAGTACCCATCTTTGAATCAGTTTGTTCAAAATAACTTTGATATCTCTGATGAAAATGCTCAATCATTTGATACTTCTTTAGATATTATTTGTTCTTGTATTGATGTTGTTTATAATGAGGAAGAGTCTTGGGCAGCATCTGATTGTACAAAGAAAGAACTCACTGATTGGATAGAAACTTTAAATTCAAATCAATTCAAACAAGTGGAATCTTTTTTTGAAACTATGCCTAAGTTGTCTCACACAATAAAGGTGATAAATCCAAAGACAAAAGTTGAGAGTGATGTTACGTTGGAGGGTATAACGAGTTTTTTCGGATAGTCATGGCTCATATTGATCTTGAGTCATACTTCAAACTTAACTTTGCTCTGATACAACACCATAAATACTCTTTGACCGAAATTGAAAACATGATGCCTTGGGAGAGAGATATCTATGTTGGACTGTTGAATCAGTATATTGAAGAAGAAAATTCAAAAATGCAACAGCAATGATTAGACCAGCAATTTCACCTAGAAGAATTACAACATCTGCAAGTGTAGGTTTATTTTCTGCTGCAAGGAGTGGAGTTCGTAATATTCAAAGTTCAGTAAATACAATATCTAATGCACCAGGTGTAACAAGGGAGCAAAAATTCGGCATGAATTATGTTGGGTTTTTTGGTTCAAAAAAGAATTCTAAAATTTTAGACAAGAGTTTAAAAACAATTAGGGATTCAATTGTTTCTACATTCGGAATTGCATCAGCTTTAAAACTAGCAGTGAAAACAGGTTCAGGAGTGTTTGGATTTGTAGGAAAGATAATTGGTCTTGCAGGATCTATTCTTCCTTTTTTAACTATTTTTGCCCCATTACTTAAATTGGTAGCAATTGGTGGTTTAGGTGGATTACTATTTGCATTTAAAGATCAAATATTTAATTTTTTTATAAATTCTGCGACTAATATTTTTAATATAATTAAAGAAAAGGCAGCAGGATTTAAAGATTTTATCAGAGATTCGGTGAAAGAATTTTTTATAGATGCAAATAAGAGTGGTCAATTTGGTACAATTAGAAATAGAAGTAGAGAGAGATTAGATGAAAGTTTATCTGAAGTTAAAAATTTACAAGATATAGAAAAAGCAAATCAAAATGAAATTAAAAAATTGGAGGAAGAAAAAAGAATTTATAAAGAACTAAATCCTGATAAGGAAAATACTGAAGAATATAGACAAGAAGTAAAGGCATATAATGATAGAATAACTGAAATAAAGACTGGAAGAATTCCTATAGATTTAAATTTTGGACAAAGATTTTTTAAAAACAGATTTAATATAAGCCCTGTTTTAGGAGCAGGACAGAGGTTGTTTAGAAGAGTTACTACTGATAGGGGTCAATATCCCGAAAATTATGATACTTTAACTCAATCTGAAAAAAAGGATAGAATTCTTCAAACATTTGGTTCGCAAAGTCCTACGTTTGATGAACAGGGAAATTTAAATGAAAATATTGTAAGACTCTCTCAAACTTACAATAGAGATCTAAAACGAGGAAATTTATCAGATGATCAGAAAATATTTGCTAATGACTTTTTACAGTTTCTTAAAGAACTTACGACCCAATCCACTCAAACAATGGAGGGTGATCAATCTTCATCTGTAGATTTTTCTAAATTTTTAAAACCAACAATTACACCAAAACAAAATTCATTTGAAATAAACAGAGATAATAGAAAAGATAATAGAGGAGGTTCAACTTTTAGAAACAAAGGAGATAATGTGTCAGTATTACCGATGGGAGGAAGTAAACCTTCATCAAATATTATAAGTAGTGATATTGGAAGTGGTAATGCTTCTCCTTCTATGCAAATATTTTCTAACGTAGATCATGATAATTTTGTGGCATTAATTAATAAGTCAAGTCTTAATGTTTTATGAGCATGGAAAAAATTAAACCAGTTAAGTCTAAGTCATCAATATTATCATTGAAATTTCAGAGGAAATCTGATTACACAAAGTTTTTAAAATTCATTCGAGTTGAAACAAAAAAATTAAAAGGAATTGCAGAGCCAAAAGAAAATAAATTAAAAGACATTTTAAAAGTTGGAGGAGTTGGTTTACTTGGTTTAGGTTTATTCAATTTAGTTGGAAAAGGCAAAGATGCAATCAATAAGACAAAAGGTCAAGGTGATTTTCAAATACCGTTTGCTATTGGAAGGGCAAGAGATAAGGATATAAAATCTAAAGGTTCATTTAATATTAAGCAACCAACAGGTCAAAGTCAAAAGATAAAGATAAAGACACCAGTAGGGACAAAAGTAAGTAAACCAGTACAAACACAAGTTAAAAATCCTGTAAAAAAAAGTTTTAAATTCGTAAAACAAAAACAAGGACAGACTACAACTGGTGGTACGAAATATAGAAATGTACAAAAACAAGTAGGTGGTAACACAACTAAAAAGAGCACATCAGCAACTGCTACCATAGATGATTTTATAAATGCTGAAGATCCTTTTAATGTTAAATCATCATCT